GTTTCCCGGGGTGGCGATGTCTCCGGTCGCGGTGATCTTGCCATTGACCTGGAGGTCGCCCGCGAGGGTCGCCCCGCTGGCGTTGAGGGTCAGAACCTTGGCACCGAAGGCCACGACCGTCTGGGTCGGGCTCACCAGCACGTAGTTTTCCGGGGCCTGGTCGGAGACGCCCATGCCCAGGTAAAGGCCATCGGCTAGGTCGAACCGGCGCGCGCTGGCGGGGTTGGCCTGGGCGCCCGAGGCCTGGGCGTTGGTGATGTCCCGGTCGGCCACGACGAGGAACCCGACGTCGCCCGCCACCGGGTCGCAGATCACGGCGTTGGTGCCGCCCTGGATCCGGAGGTAGGGCACGCCGTAGATGGTGGCATGGGGCACGGCCTGGCCCCCGCCGTCCATCTGGTTGACCAGGGGCAGCACATCCACGGTGCCCTGGGGGGCCACGCCGCCCGGGGTGTGTACGGCCACGACCTGGACCAGGGTGGCCACGTTCACCCGGGCCAGGGCCTGCTTGATGACGAACATGAGCTGGTTGAACGGCGTGTTGCCGGTGGCGAGGTCCTTCTGGGGATAGACGGGGGTATCGGCCATGTCAGTTCCCCACCCAACTCGCGGAGATCTTGGATTCCCAGGGCCCGCCCGGCATCTCGCAGGAGAGATGGTGCTTGAGCCCATGTACGCGCCAGGTGCCGCAGCACACCGGGATGACGCTCTGCACATTGATCAGGCCGCCCAGCTTGACGCCAGGGTTGTAGAGGCAGGTGACTTTGAGCCCCTCTTTGTCGAACACCGGGTAGCCACGCATGCCTGTGCCGGCGGAGATCAGCGGCGCCGTTCCGGCCCGGGCCTGCCCCTTGGGAGCGACGAACAAGACCCCGTCATCCACCCCGAATTCGATCCCCGCGGCGTCCGCCACGGCCCCGGCCTGCTGCATGGCGCTGCCCGGGAGGTAGGGATTGGAGAGGTGGCCCGTCACGCCCCCATCCTCGAACTGGTAGCCCATCTGGGAGGCCAGCGTGCTCATGAGGGTCTTGATCGGGACGACGCCCTGGTAGCTCTTGGGTGGAACCGGGGCGATGGCCGGGTAGTAGCCCGCCAGTGCCTCCAGGTGGAAGTAGAGGCCCGGGCTGCTCTGGTAATCCACCCAGGCGCCCGAGATCTCGCCCTCGAAAGCCGTGGCTAGGCCGTATTGGTCCCCGGCCAGTAGCTGGATGAGGTTCTTGTGGACGGCCAGGGGCTTGGCGGACTTCCCGGGGAGGGTCGTCAGCAGGTTTATATCCGCTTCGAGCATCCCGTAGATTTTCAGTTTCAGGCCGTTCTTGCTGGGATGCCCGCCCTTGTCGATCTCGGCCTCCATGCGGAGCCCGGAGGCGATCTTGGTGTTGTTCGTGCCGTCAAAGGTCCCGCTGGCCAACGTGAGCTTGGCCTGGAGGACTTTGGAGGTGAAACTGGCACCCTGGGTCACGTGATCACCGTTGGTAGATCGAGATGGTGCAGTTCTGGCCCCCAAGACTCACGTCGAGTTGCTGGGAGGGCACGGCCTGGAGGGGCACCTGGAGGGCTGGCTGGCCCTGTTGGGCATAGAGCAGGCGATACCTGCCCGTGGGCCCCAGGCCGGTGTAGTCGGGATCCTGGGAGCCCTGGGCATCATCAAAGCCCAGGTGCCCCACGAAGCCCAGGTAAGGGTAGCTGTCGATCTTGACGCAGTTCAGACAGGGTACGCCCGCCCAAAGCAGCGTGCCATCGATGGCGAGGTCGCAGTAGAGGTTGCTCATGAGGCTGCCTCTGCATCTTGGAAGATGGTTTTCCAGGGAGGCGACGGGGGCGTAGCCGGAGCCTGGGCCTGCTCCTTTCCACCTGGAACCTTGGAGGCGCTGGAGGGGTTCTTGGGATGGGAGATCTTCACGGCGGTATAGGCCGGCGCGACTTCCCGGACTTGTTTCAAGGCCAGGTCGACCACCAGCATGCTCGATCCGCCGTTGTCGACGGTCTGGGCGTAGTCGACGCCCTCCAATGCGACGTTGAAGTAGTTACAGGTGGGGGTAACGATGTTGTAGAGGTTCGTGCTGGCCAGTTCCGTCGCGAGAGCCCCTTGGAAGGCAGACATCCGGATCATGCCGCCCACCGCCAGGCGAACCTTGGGGGCGAAGGGCTCAACCACCTTGTTGTAGCTAGTGAAAGCGCCCTGCTCCACGGGAAAATCGGAGATCTTGGCCTTGGCCGAGAACTTGAGGTCGAGAACCGTGTCCACGTCGAACACCAGGTCCCCAGCCAGAGAGTAGACGCCGAAGCCGTTGGCCATCTCAGAACCCCCCGTCCGCGTGGTCCAACAGGGAATTCGACCTCAGCGCCCCAGGGATCTCCTTGGCGATGCCCTGGGCGTCCGTGGCCTGGGTGTGGATGTTGATGGGGCCGTTGATGTTGGTTTCGCGGTGACTGGTGGACCTGGACGAGGCGTTGGAGATCGAGGGACGCATAGCCATCCCGGCGCCACCGGCATAGGCCGGCTGCAGCCCACCCGAGGCGCCACCGGCCATGCCGAAGGTGGCGACCTTGAGCACCACGCTTCCGATGGCCTTGAGCTTGTCCCAGATCCAGCCCAGGGCGTGTTTGGCGCCCTCCAGAACCGACTTCCACATCTTGGAGGCGGCGTGCTCGATCGTGAACCACACCTTCAAAAAATGAAATGCGATGTCATAGGCTACCTGGTTGAACCAACGGCCCACCTCCTTGATGTGGGTAATGAGCAGGTAGAGACCGGCGGCAACCAGGGCAATGGCTGCCACCAGGAGCGCGATGGGCCAGGTGGCCATGAACCATGCGATGGCCGCATTGATGCCCATGAGAATGGCATTCCCGTTGACTACCAGGAAGGCGGCGGCGATACCCAGGATGGCCGCTTTGACCACCTCCGAATGGTCCCTGATCCAGGCGGCGATCTTGACCAGGACATCACCAATGGCCTGGAGCGCGGGCATGAGGGTCGACATGATTTCCCGTCCTGCGGCAGCCAGGGCTCCCTGAAGCTGAATCATGGACTGCTCAAATTGCTCGGCCTTCTTTATGTCTTCGTCCGAACTGACGTGCTTCTTGATCTGCCCGGTGAGTTCCGCAACGGCCTTTTTGCCGGTCTGAAGCAGCCGAATGGTCCCCTCGTCCAACCCCAGCCGCTCGCCCAGGGCCATGGCCTTGGCTCCGCTCATCTTCTCCATCTTCTCGGCCAGCAGGCCCATGACCTGGGTGGCGTCCTTGCCTTTGAGGGCAACGGCGGAGATGCCCATGCCAGCGAAGATCTGCAGGGCCATCTTGGACCGGGGCCCGTGAATGGCGATCATCTGGAGCCTGGAATTCAGGCCCTTCAGGGACTCGCTCATCCCTTCAGCGGTGCCCCCGAAGCGCTTGGCGGCGCCCTGCAGGGCCTCGACCTCTTCCACGTCGGCGTCCAGGGTCTTGGCGAGGCGCCCGGCCTCGACCTGGGCCTCCACCGTGTGGTGAATGAATTCGGCCATGCCGGCGGCGGCGGCCAGGATGCCGAAGAATTCAAGGGCGGAGGTGGCCAGTTCCTTGAAGAACTCCTTGCCCTTTTCCTTCTGCTCCTTGATCTTCTCGGTAGCCTCCCGTGCCTCCTTGACCAGGTTGTCCTTGATGGCCTTGGCCGCTTTCTTCTCGGCGGCCATCAGTTCCTTGGCCTTCTCCCGGGCGACTTCAATCTCTTCCTTGGTCCCGCCCTTGGCAGCCGCGACGATGGCCTTGGCCGACTTGGAGGACTTCTTGACCAGATCCTCATAGACCTTCTCCGCGTCCTTGCCGCCCTTGTGCATTTCCTTCGTGTCGATCCCGAAGGACACAAAGAAGGCGTCGAGCACCGTTCCGCTCATTCGTTCCCCTTGTAAGCCAGGGCCTCGTTGTGGTTGTCGACGGCGATGATTTCCAGCATGTCGTAGGCATCCTCAAGGCTGTAGTAGGTTTCAAGTTCCCGGAGCGTGGCCAGCCGGCGGCTGACTATCGGCCCGATGACCGGTGGGAGATTTTTGTAATCGGCGCTACCAGGGACGCCGCCGGAGCCTTGGAGGTCGAGGGCTTGGCGGCGAAGGAAAAACCGGTGTGGAGCGCCAGGATTTCCTTTCGCAGGGCGAGGAGCGTCTTGACCTCCTCAATGTCGTCCGCGTTGAGGTTGATGGGCCGGGAGAAGTCCGGGTTGGCCACTGGCTCGGGAACGACCCTGACGCACTCCAGCATCTCGTCCAGGAGGGGTTCCAGGGTGTTCCAGCGCATCTTGCCTGCGCCGCTGAGGATTCCCTTCAGGATGGCGCCTATCCCCTCTTCGGAGACCAGGCCTTCCATGCCGGCGGCCACGATGTGGTCAGGGATGTCGACGCCGGATTCGATCAGGGCCAGAAAGACCCGGGTCGCCCACTTTTCAGCCGGAACAGCAGCCATTTCGGTCAGGAGGAAGAGCTTGCCCTTGTCCCGGCCTTCGGCGGTGATGGTGACGGGCTGAGTCTTTCGCATATCAGGCCTTCGCCTTCGTGACGGACTGCCAGGTGATCTCGTAGGTCAGGGGCTGGAGCACCTGCTTCGCGTCGGGCATGTCCTTGTAGTTGGTGAGCTGGCCGCTGACGCACTTGTATTTCGTGCCGTTGGACTTGAGGGTGATGGTGGCGCTGGCGGCGATGGCGTCGTTCTTCTGGTCCATGGCCTGGGCCCAGTCATCGAACACCTGTTGGTCGCCGCTAGAGGCGCTGAGCTTGATCTTCATCTTCCGGGGGTGCTTGACGTAGCCGGCCGCCTGCACACCGTCGAGGCCGAACTCCGTGTGCACCTTGGGCATGGCGTCCATGTCCACGAAGTCATCAGTGCCCCAGCCGCGCAGGATCACCGGATTGTTGTAGACCCCGGGGATGGTGATGGCGAAGATTGCGTCGATGGAGGTAATTGAGCGAGGCATGTGGGACTCCCTTACTGGACGTCGATCGACGCGAGGTTGAGCTGGGTGACACCGGAGGCGCCGCAGTACCAGAACGAGCAGGGCGGCGTGGTCTGGGCGGCCCGAGACTGGGCAGAGGCGGGGAGCACCTGGAGATACCAGCCGATGGTCCCCAGGGTGCCGGAGATGGTGACGCCGGCCTGCAGGTTGACCGTGGAGATCTCCGAGGCGGACAGCACCGCGCCCTGGGTGATGACCCCGTTGTAGACGGCCTGGGCGATCACGCCACTGCAGGCCTCCTCGATCAGGCCATAGCCAGAGGGGTCGTAGGCCACGGCGTTGACGCTGGTGAACATGGTCATCTCGGCCAGCTGCAGGGCCGCATTGAGCCAGATCGCGTCCACGTAGGCACCAATGTTCTCGTAGGGCCCGCTGATCTGCCCAGGGTAGAGGATGTTCCACTGGGTGGCCGCCGTCGCATAGGCTCCGTAGTAGTTGTAGCCGTTGGCCTTGAGATTGGCGGCCGAGATGGCATCGGTGACGCTCGCGGCCAGGCCGGAACTCGTCTTGTAGGAGTAGTCGATGCGGCCCTTGGAGCGCGTGTAGTCCACCGAAGCGGCGCAGCCCAGGATGAAGGAGGCCAGGAGCGGATCCGAGTAGACCGGCGCCACACCCGAGATGGAGTTCGTCATCAGGTAGGCGCCCAGGCCCGTGAAGGACCCCGGGGTCTGGGTGGCGGTGATGTCCGTGTCGTAGGGCACATAGAAGAATTCACCATTGGTCCCAGAGGTCCAGGTGGCGAAGGCCTCCTTATCGGCGAGCACCGGCTCGAAGGCCGAAGTGAACCCGGCCCAATTGCTGGTGTAGTTGACCAGGGTGGCCATGGCCGCCGCAGGGGTCTGGGCGGCCGAGCCCTGGGAGAGGACGGCGCCGGCCGCCGCGGTGAGCCCCAGTTCGAGCGCCGTGGTGCCAGAGGCAACCGTCATGGTGCTGGTGGCCCCGGTGGTGCCGGAGGTGATCACGAAGGCGTTGAACTGCGAGGACCAGGTCACAGCGGCGCCGGTCAGGGTCAGGGCCGTGGTGAGCAGGGCGGCCGCATTGCTGAACGAGGTGGCCGTGGACAGGTTGACGGCGGAGGCCGTGTGCACCGTGCCGTCGATGGTGACGCTCAGGGTGCCGGAGACGATGGCCTGTAGCTGGGCCAGGGTCAAGCTGATGGTCCCACCCCGCAGGAATGCGGCGATGGGGGTTGCGGCGTAGCGGCTGAACAGCAGGGCGTTGGGCTTCTGGGTGCTGTTGGTCCACCCGCCGAAGTAGGTGGCGGCCATGGAAGCTTCGAGGGTTCCGGAGCCAAAGTAAGCCAGCACCGCGGGGGCGCTGGGGAAGCTCAGCGGGGGGCCGAACGGCAGGTTTGCGCTCTCGCTGAGGATGAGGCCGTTGAGGGCCAGGGGATTGCCGCCCGCAGAGAGCACGCTGGGCGTCACGCTGATGATTTGGGAGACGGGAATGGTGCCCATGGGCGGGTCCTCAGAGGGTCAGAGCGTTGATGACGTTGATATGGGCCGCCTCGCAGAACTGTGCGGACGCGGTCATGGAGGGGGCGTATTGCAGGTGCAGGACGGTGATCCAGCGCTCCTCGAACTCGTCTTCGCTGTCGACGATGGAGAGTTCCAGGGGGTTGTCGGCCCACAGCGGGGTGATGCCGTAGGACGCCAGAAAATCGATGGCCAGGGGGCTCGCCCACATGGTGGCGATGATGGAGGCCCAGTCCCCAGAGGCGGCGCCATAGGCGTCCACCTGGATGGCGAACTCGGTAGCCTGGGTGGTGGTGGTGGTGCCCGCGGTGGGGCTGTAGTCCACCTCGTTCCCGGCCAGGCGCTTTTGGGCCTTGTGGAGCATGTTCACGAAGCCGCCAGCGGGGGCCGCGGCTCGGTTCTGCAACTCCTGGAGGACGGTCGTGCCCGCCACTAGGCCCAGGGCATCGGACAGCCATGCAGCGAGGCCGGTGAACACCTGATCGGTGGTGATGGAGGGCGTGTAGGTCACGGCGCCACCTGCTGGGACAGGCCCACCGCGCACCAGTCCGGCCACGTTTCGAACACGGTGGCTACCTTCCAGATCGTGCCGTCGGGCAGGGTCAGGAGATCGCCGCCTTGGCCAGAGGCGCGGATGATGCCGTTGACGGCGCCGTAGCAGTAAGCCTTGCGGGTGACGCCCTGGAGGCCCAGCCCGTTGAGGTGCTGGATGTCCTTCCCGGCCAGGGCCTGGATGCTGACCGGGCCGGTGGTGGTGGTGTAGGTGGGCACGCGCTTGCCGCTGGGCAGGCCCGTGGCACCCGTGCTGGTCCGGATGGTGGCCAGAACCGGCGGATGGACGGCGCCAGTGCAGCAGGAGGCGAGGCCGTGGACGTTCATGACTGCACCGGACCCGGGAACTTCTCCCCGTTGACCTCGTAGGCCACGCTGTTCAGCATGACCTTCGTGTCCTGGAGGGTGGCCTGGGCGCCGCCTTTGAAGCCCTTGGCGGCGATGGTAACGTCCTTGTCGGGCGGGTCGTTGAATTCAATGATGGCCATCTGGAGGTCTTGAGCGATGGATTCACCCAGGCTCTTCAAGGCGGCCTGCAGGTTGCCGCCGTTCGCCCGGTAGAGATTGAGCAGGCGGCGGTTCCAGTCGGGGGACTTCTCGGTGAGCATGCGGCTGAAGAAGGGCCGGGCCTCGGTACGGGCCGCAGGGCCCATGCCGGTCTTGCCCACGGGGGCGAGGTGGCCGAACTCGTTCAATGCGGCCACATTGGCGACGCTGGTCCCGTCCGGGTAGGTGGCGCCCTCCAGGAAACCAATGCGCAGGTTGACTTCTTCGCCAGCCCGCTCCATCAGTTCTTGGATTTTTGCCTTGAGCGCTTCCCCGCCCCGGAAGGTGACTTCCATGTCAATTCCCTCCCGGCAGGAAGGACGCGGGCCGGGGGGCGCCGCGGTAGCGGAAGCCCAGATAGGGCCGCACGGCCTGCCAGAAGCTGGCGCCGTACTTGGTCTGGAGGAACCACGCGGCGGTGCCCGGGACCGGGCCCATGTCGGCGTGGACCTTGACGGTGCCCTCGCTGGCGTCGGTGATGCGGCCCACCAGGGCCTGAGAGCCCCGGGCGCTGGTGGCGTCGTAGAGTTCGGCCAGGTGGGCGGTGAGCATGTGCATGAGGACTTTCTGCGTCCCTGGATCCTGGACCGGGCTCGTCCCCGTGTTGTTCAGGTAGACCCCGGACTCCAGGAAATACCCGGGGGCGGTGGTCGCGGCGATCCCTGCGAACTCGGGATACCGGGACGCGAAGTAGGCGGGATCGAAGGACGCGGTGTAGCCCATGGCCTAGTCCAGGCCCGTCTGAGGCGGGAGTTTGGAGAGGACCTTCTTCATCTCGTCGGTCGGCTCCAGGCCGTGGCCGGGCTTCTTGGGGTCGAGCCCTTCGAGGCCAGTCTTCTCGTCCTTGCGTTCCTTGGCCTGGGCCTTGCCGTCCTGGTGCTTCTCGGTCATGAAGATGTGGCCCTTCTTGACGGGCTCCAGCTCGGCATGGGACCGGAACCACTCCTCGGCGAAGTCCTTGGGGATCCGGGTGGCCCCGTGCCCGAAAAAGACCGGGACATCGGGGGCCTGGGGGGTGCGGTTCAGGGGGCCGTTGATGCGGAAGGTTTGGTCGACGCCGTCAGCGGCCTTCACCGTGAGGTGAAACCCGTTTGGGATCTTGCAGTAGACGATGACAGTTTCGGCCATGGGTTACGCTCCGAGCATCTGGACGACGCCAGTGGGCTGATACCAGATCGCGCCCCAGCCGCCGCCGGACTTCTTCTGTTTGAAGGAGGAGGAATCACGCACCACCGCGTGGGCGCGAACCTTGAGGTTGAAGGCAGTGGTGACCACTTCGTCGCCATTGAGTTCGTCGGCGATGAGCTGCAGCAGGTTCCCGGAGGCGGTGGCATACTGCACGGCCGTGACGACCTCCAGGTGGGGGAAGTTCTTCTTGAGCATGTCGGCCACGGAGACGTTGTATTGCGTGACCTTGGTGAGGTTCACAGACAGCGACGGGCTCATGGCCAGCTTCATCGCGCTCTCCATCGTCACCATGCCCGAGGTCTGGTTGATGAGGGTCTGGACCATGAGCTGGATGTCCCCGTAGACGCCCAGGGCATCCTTCAGGCTCCAGAGATAGTTCGAGCTCACCTGCAGCGGGGAGATGGCGGCCGGGAGGTTCGGGTCGTTCAGGAGCCCGTAGTTCTGCAGGCCCGAGAACCCGTAGAAATACATGGTGTTCATGAACTCGGCCATGACCTTCGCGGAGGCCAGGTTCTTCCGGTTCGCGGCGTCGATCTTGGCCAGGCCGGCGCGCTCCAGTTCCAGCTCGCCCCATTCGGTTTGGGTCTGGAAGAGGTAGCTCTGGCGGGGCACCCAGTTGACTTGGAAGTTGGCCTCGCCCGCGGTGCTGTAGTCGTCATAAGAGGCGACCATGCCGGTGGCCTCGACGATGGGGAATTCCCACGTCATCTTGGTCCAGTCGCCCTTCAGCTCTTCCTTGGCGATCTTGGTGGCGTTCAGGGGGGCCGTGTAGACCTCGATGAACTTGGGGTCGATGACGGTGGTCAGGAACTGGGGGATGCCCGCGTTGCTCTGGGTCACGGCCAGGGGCTGGGCGGCGTCGAAGCCGAAGGTCCGGGGATCGATGCCCAGGTCGCGGCGGGCGCTGTCCATGGCCACGTCCAGGCGGCGGCCCCATTCAGGGCGCTGCTCGGCCACGGCGCCCGGCAGGATGATCGCGAAATCCTCCTGCAGCCGGTCGAAAAGCTTGTCACGGTTGGGATTGAAGAGGGTTCTCATGGTCAGTTCCTCGTGCCGATGATGGCCAGCTCGCCCACGTTGGCCGGGGTCTGGAAAAAGAACGGCGTCTCGATACAGGCGGAGGCGTTGACGGTGCCGCTGGCGAGGGTTCCGGGGGTGGTGGAGACGGTGTAGGTGCCGACGCCCCCCGTGGTGCCGGTGAGCTGGTTGACGATGTAGGTCCCCGCGGCGAGGCCGGAGGTGGAGTCGGTGAGAAGCTGGCCGGGGACCAGGGTGCCGTCGGTCACGGCCGTGACGGTCATGACGTTGGTGGCGAAGGTCGCGGTGACGGTGGCTCCGCCGATGCTGTCGGCGGGGGTCGAAGCGCAGGCTTCGGCGGTGCCGATGGTGATGGCGGTGACGGTGGGGCTGGACAGATTGTAGGTGCCCGCGCCGCCCTGGGTGCCGGAGGCCTGGGAGACCACCCGGGTGTTCGCCGGGATGCCCAGGCCAGTGACCAGGTGGCCGATGCCGATGTAGCCGGTAGTGAGGCTGGTCACGGTCATGACCAGGTTGGCGAAGGTGGCCTGGAAGGTGGAGGCCACGCCCGAGGGGTAGTTCGGGAAGCTGCCGGCGGCGCCCGGGATCACGGCGCCGGAGAACAGGTTCGCGAAGACCTTGTTGCCACGGGTCGCGCTCTGGAAGCCGCAGCGGGCCCAGAAGTCGCCGCGGTTGAAGATCGCAGCGTCGCCGCCCAGCTGGTTGATACCGTTGGGGGAGAGCAGGTTGGAGGAATTCGCTTGGAACTCGTTGAGCACCCAACCGTCGGGGACGGAGGGCACGCCACCGGGAGCGTAGTTGGTCAGCGTCTTGCTGTCGCTGCCCACCCAGGCGAACCGGGCGACGTTCAGGCCATTGACCGAATCGGCGACGAAGCCGCCAGCGGGCCCGATCACCATGGCCAGAGGATTGCTGGAGGCCTTGGCGCCTTCGGTGCCGACGGGAGAGGTGAGGTTGACGGAAGTCTGGAAACCCATGGCTTACCTCCGGATCCGGTCAGGGTTGAAACGCTTGGCGTAGGAGTCTTCCGCCTTGGAATCCATGCCCAGGGTCGGAACGACAGGCTCGTCGTCCAACTTCGCGAGGAGCATCTGGACCAGGGGGCGGAAGGCGGAGGGGTGCACGCCCTCGGTGGGGACCTTGGCGTGGTCGAGGGCCATCTTGTAGACGGCTTCGGGGCTGGTCTGGCCGCGCACGGCGCCGATCAGGGGTTCAACTTCGTCTTCGGCCAGGCGAACGGACTGCATGCGCTGGACCGTCGCGTCAGCCGCGGCCTTGATGGCGGCGTCCATCGCCGGCTTGCCGACGGTGAGGGCCTTGGTGTCGTTGGGATCCACGGCAGTTCCTTTCTTGGGGGGGAAGCCATCGCCGGCCGCCGGGGCGGGCGAGAGCTTGTCGAGGAGGGCCGCGACCTGGGACATAACCTCGTCGGGCAGGTTCTGGGCCTGGAGGAGGCCGAGGAGGGCTTTGCCGGCTTCGTCAGCGTCGGCGGTGCAGCCCTTGTCCTCGCCCATGTCGTCTTCGTCGCCCGTGGGCGGGACGGGGGGAACGGCGGGCTTCTTGCCGTCTTCGATGTCGGGGCCTTCGGCCTCGCCGTCCTCGAGGTTGTCGAGGAGGTCAAGCACGTCGTCGAGGTCCGCATCCTGCGCCAGACGCGGGGTGAAGGTCTTCTTGACGTCCTGGGCCAGCTTGGCCTTCTGGGTCTTGAAGGCCTTGGCGGTGATGTTGGCGACCAGCGGGTTGAGATCGGAGATCTTCAGGGCCTGGTCGGAGGCGAGCAGGGGACGGAGGTAGCCCAGAAGGGCCCCCCGCGCCGCGATCGCCCTGGGAGTGAGCTTTTTCTGCTTCATTGGGGATTGCTCCTTTGGGGTTTTGGGTTTGGCATCGGAGACCAGGACATCGGGACCGGCCCGACCCTCATCCACCAGCGCCACGTGGTTTCCGCGCAGCTCGCGCATCACGCCGTCATAGGCAACTCCTTCGTAGGTTCCCGGGGTCATGTCGAGGATCCAGCGGTAGGCACAGGACAACTCAACCTGCTCCCGGGTGTTGATTCGCTGAATGGCCGCGGCGTCCCATACGACGAGGCTGTTTTGCAGGTACGGCTTGACGAAAATGGCGTCGTTGCCGGTGGCGCCGACGACCATGGCCTTCTTCTCGATGTCGACCGCCAGGTCCTCGGCACTCAGGGGCTCGTGGCCAGCCAGGAGGGGCAGCCCGTTGAAGTAGGGCGCGGCCTTGGCCAGTTCCTCGGGATCCCGAAGCAGGAAATAGGTCCGGTTGGGGTCGACCACCACCCCGGCTTCCTTGGCGATGTCGGCGATCTCTTCGCCCAGGTAGGGGCAAACCATGGCCTTGCTGATGTTCGAGACGGCCACATGGAGGTAGCCGTTCTCGTCCACGGTGCGCATGGACTTGTCCAAGGCGAGAATCACGCGCTCACGCGACTGCATCTTCGCCTCCGTCTGGGATCTCGTCGTCATCGATGCCGGGAATGATGCCCATGGCCACGCAGCCGCAGTTGATCAGCTCGCCGGGCTGAATGAAGTCGCCGTATTCGTCATCGAAGCAGCCTTCGGCGGTGTCGAAGATCTCACCGTTCATGGCTTCATGCGATTCCCGGGGGTTCTTGCTGGCGGTGGTGTGGACCCACTTCGACTTTTCGATACCTAGGCCCAGCTTACGCACCTTGTTCATGACCGCCGTGGCCTTGGCGTTCTGGTCGCGGGCGATGAGTGCAGCACGGCGACGGGTCACGCCGTAGCGGTCTTGGAGGTCCTTCGCGAGGTCCCCCATGTCGTGGCCGTGCTGCACGGACCTCATCACCATGCCTTCCACATCCGCGAGGTGCTGAGAGGGAATAGACTTGATGAGGCCAACGTTTTCGCCGATGACGGCGCGGTAGGCGTCGTTCATGGGGCGGGTCATCTGGAATTTGACCGCGAAGCCCGCCTTGCGCAGGGTGTGCTTCAGGGCGGTGTCCGAATGCTTCAGGGTCTCGTCGGCGAAATGCGTGGCGATCTTGTCGGAGGCTTCCTTGAAGACCTTGCTCCACTTTCGGCCCAGGGCCTTGAGGGCGGCGCGCTGGGCGGCGGCGGGGCTCATGTCCTTGGCCATCAGGGCGTGTGGAGGCGTGGCCTTGTAGGCTCGCAGGACCACGCGCAGGATGTCCCTGTGCATGGCATCGATGAAGCCCAAGAGCTTCGTCCGGTACCAGGACTGAATGCCGAGGTTAGGCCGGACGGCGGCGAGGAGGATAGGCTTCGGGCCCGGGGCGCGCAGCTTCATACGGCACCCATGGGCTTCGTGAGGCCTTCGACCTTGGCCAGGAGCGGATCCTTGCCCTGCACCAGCGCGTCAGGGGGTGCCGGAATATCGTCGTCCACGTCCAGGCCGTCATACCCGCTGTTTGGGTCCTTGGCGATGCGTGCCCGCTCCTCCTGGGCAGAGATCACGCCAGCGGCGATCATCTCCACGGCGCTGTCGGCGTCGGCCTTGCGGATCCGGCCCAGCTTCTCGGCGTCGGGCTGCCAGAGGGGTTCGAAGTCGAAGGTGATGTCGGGGTCAATGCAACCGAATTCTGAGAGCTGCTCAAGCCGGATGATCTTCTCAAGGTTCTCGCGGAAGAGGATTTCCTGGCGGTCGGCGATCAGATCATAGAAGACCCGGATCTCGCCCTCGGAGCTCGCGTTGAGGCCGCTGGGGGAGATGCCAGTGAGGATAATGAGGGGAAGCTGGCTGTCGCTGCTGATGTGCTCCAGCGCCTGGGCCTGGAGTTTGTCGAGCCCCGAGATGGGCGCGTTGAACTGGAAGAACTCCTCGGAATCCTTGTCCAGGAGCATCATCCCGAAGTTGTCACGGGCCGCGGCGAAGAAATCAGCCCGGTCCAGGAGGGCATCGCCGTTCCCGCCGTTCAGCACGTCGGCCATTTTGGTCTTGACGCCAGAAACACTGTAGCCCTGGATCATCCGGTTGACGTTCTTCCGGGTGGAGAGCCAGTTCTCGACGGTCTCCATGATCAGCTGGGACATGGACATGCCGCCGAAATTGTACGAGGGCTTCAGTAGGTCCGGCACCGGCTGGCTAATGAAGGTAAGCATGCGGCTGTCATGCACGCGCTGGCCCAGGACGAACCAGGACCGGGGGGCATAGAAGCTGTCGGCCAGGGGGTCGGAGCTGTTGTATTCGAAGGGGAAGGTGTAGAGCGGTTCAACAACCTTGAGGCCCTGGAACGATCCCAGGGGGATCTTGTAGCGACTCTCCAGCAGGGGCGAGGCCAGTTCGCGGGCCGAGCGGCGGGCGCCCTTGATCTTCACGTAGAGCTGACCCCGCCCGAAAAAACCGTCGTGGATGGCGGCCATGCGGAACCAGCCACGGATCTTGTGTTCCTTCATCCGCTGGGTGAGGATCTTGATCTCGGCGTCCTTCTTCTGGCCGGACTCCGACTTGAGCCGGATCCACTTGCGCACCATCTCAAAGGCGACGCGCTGGGTGGCGTTCCGGTAGGCCGCGCGCTGGGTCAGCTCGGATAGGAACGGGTAGCCCAGGAAGCCCATCCCGGCGAAGGCCTGGTTGAGGTAGGCGAACATCGGCTCGTTCGCGGCATCCATGGCCAGGCGAGCCTTTTCCGGCATGACGCCCTTGGGCAGATCAGGCAGACCCCATGCCCGCTCGGGGCGGAGAACCTCCAGGGCCCGGAGCTTGGCGAGGAAGCCGGGATCGATCCTCAAGGGGTCTCATCCTCTTCGTTGAGCCCGGACATGCCGGCCAGGATGCCCTTGCCCTCCAGGAACCCGACGAGGCGAGAATGCCTGCGCTCCTGGGCCCCGATACGGGCGCCCTGGGACTGGAAGGACTTGAGCAGTTGCCCAATCTGAGACTTCAGATCCTCCAGGGCTTCCTTCATGTCCTTGCGGTCGGTCTCGTACTTGGCGACGATGAGGCGCTGAATTAGCTGGTGCTGACCGGCCAGCAGTGCGCCCACGGCCGTGAGGGCGGTCAGGATGATGGTGATCCAGGTGGCGATGGTCATGGCCTACGCCTGAACCGCAGGAGGCACCCAGCCGTGAACCTCGGGGGCTTCGGGCTGAAGGGCGGCGGGGGCGGGTTCAGTAGGCGGAACAGGTGTGGGGGCAGCGGCTTCCGCCACCGCCTGACCAGCCTTGACCACGGCAGCGGACCGCGCTACATCGGCCTCCATCTGGGCGTGGATGCGCTCCTGGAGGGCCACGAAAGAAGCACAGGCCCGTTCCTCGAAGTTGGCCATCTCCGCCGTGAAGTTCTTCTCAGCAGTTTCAATGCGAGTCTTCACGCTTTGAACGTCGTCAGCGACCTTCGCCATTTCCTTCTGGACGGACACCTCGACCTGGTCGCGGAGCAACTCCAGGATGGCTTTGACACGTCTCTCATCGGTTCCGAGATCGGCTTTGATCTGGGCCCACCATGCCTTGATGCTGGGCCAGAAATGGACCAAGAACGCCACCATCATACAGACGAGGCCCCACACGATGTGGGTCAAATGGGAGGTGATGATTTCGGGCATGGGTGCCTCCTCAGAATCGAATGACTGCGCGGCCCAGGGCCTCAAGGGTGGTTTGGCCGCCGCCGATCTGCCGGCGCACCACGTCCACCCCGACGGAAACAGCGTGGTAGGTGTATTCCACGCCTCCGCCTGCGGTCTGGTTGGTGCCGTAGATGACGGCGACGCCCCAGTTGCGCACCGGGGGCTGGGCGGCGAGCCGGGCGTTCTGGGCGGCGATCACATCCCGGGAAGCCAGGGCCTCGGCCTTGTAGGCGTCCCGGTCCTGGGTCAGGTTGGTGATCTGGGCGGCCTGGTCCGAGATGAGCTTGGCTTGGTCATCAATCAGCGCCTGGTCCTTCGGGTCATGAGCCACCACAGGAGGCGCGCCCAAGGGCTCCTCCAGGGACAGGGCCGTGCCCGGGGCGGGCGCTGGGACAAGAGCGGGATGTTTGAATCCCGCCACGTCGTGGGCCACGGCCTTGACGTCGGCGACGATGGCAGCGGCCCGGGTGGCGATCTTCGGTTCAAGGGTCGCCTCCTGGGTCTGGGCCTTCTTGATGGCAACCTGGGCCTGGGGCACCACGGGCGCCGGCTTGGCCTTCGTGGCGCAGGAGTACATGGAAAAGCCCAGGACCAGGAGGATGGCTGCCAGGGCCAGGGCGACGTAGACCTTCAACTTGGTCACTGGGCACCTCCAGTGGACGGGGTCGCGGTGGGCCCGGCCGACTTGTGGATGTAGCCCGCCAGCACCGCGACGCTGGAGGAGAGGGCGAACAGAGCCGTGACGAGCGTGCCGTCCACGTGGCCCTGGTCATTCATCAGCGCCTGCCACCAGACCGCCAGGATCAGGACCACCAGGCCGAAGCAGAGCGTCACACCGGCCAGCAGCGCCAGGGTCCGCTCCGCATTCTCCGGGCAGTCCGTACGGATCACAGCCCGCAGGAACGGGATGGTAAGGCCAGTCACAGGGGCCGAGGTAGGGGTCGCACACGGGACGTCAGGCATTGGGCACCAGCCCGGCGCGGTAGAGCCAATCCTTCAGGAACGGCTGGTCGTTGGGATGCTCCGCCGCGACACTCTGGTAGTGCGCCACGCTGACCTGGATCAGGGCATCCATCAGTCGCGACGGGTCGCAGGCATTGAGGGCGGCTTCCGTGGCCGGCCCGTAGCACCCATCCGTGGCGATCTGCTGACCGCAGATGACGGCGGCACGCTGGGCGAGGCGCACGCCCGAGGGCAGGCCGTCGTTCACGTCCATGTCGAAAATCTTGGTGGCGACAGCCTGATCCTTCAGCCCGTCATAGCGCCAGTAGTCCAACCGGTAAATGGTCCCGATATCCCCAGGCGACAGCGCCCAGGGATCGTTCGAGAAGTGCAGTTCGGGATGCCGACGGTTGAAGTCCAGCAGCTCAGGGGTTGAGATCCCGCAATTGGTTCGCCCACCCGTGTCTCCCTTGAGGTCACACTTCCCGCCCTCGTTCTTGAGGACAAAGGGAAGCGCGCGGAGAAGATCGGCCATGGGGAACTCCGTAGACCCCAGCGTCGATCAAGCGGGAAGGCGAAGCGAACCACTCCCTACCACTCCCTACCACTCCCTACCACTCCTGCGTACTTATCCTGCCCGTGGGGTGTCCCGTGCCGCCAAAACGTCCTCCAGATCCTCCAGGTCCACCTCCGGCCGCCGGCCCCGCCCGCGCTTCCCGTTCGGGTTCCGGAAATGCACCTGGGCGGTCCCGTCCTCGGGGATCCATTCGTCCAGGAACTGGCGCCGGCCAATGCCGGCCAGTTCCGCCGCCGTCTTGGGGTTGATCCAGGTCGTCATCGGCGCATCCTCCCCAGCAGGGCGGGATTAATCTTGATGGGCCCGGCAGGGTCTCCGGACAGTTCGGTCAGTGCCCAGACCAATGCGTCGAGGCGGTCAGGGCTGTCCGTGCTCACTGCGGGGTCCCAGTCGCACAGCTGGTCCTCCAGGATCGGGAAGGCGCCCACGTGGTGGACCCGGTTCTGCTCATAGAGGGCACTGATCGGCTCGGCGCGGATGGCCTTGCCTCGGGAGGCATGCACGGCCTTGTAGCTGGCATTCAGACCCACCCGCTTGCCGTCGATCTCCACGTGCCGGATGATCGTCTCAACCAGGTCTCCGCCGTTGTTCACCTCGCCGATGATACGGTCGGCCTTCTGGCGCAGGTAGGCCTGCACCAGGACCCGGGCCCAGGTGTCCGGACTCGCGCTGAGGCTCAGATCGTCCAGCACGTAGAAGTGGGCCGGGCTCTGGCTGTCCATGCCGGCCACGATGATGCCGGTCTCGTCGCTGTCGGCGTTGGAAGTGACGGCCGGGTCAGCGGCCACTACAATTCGGCGCAGTTGCGGGAGTTTCTCGACCCGGTTGTCGTCGAAGTTGGCCCGGTGCCACAGAGCCCCCGGGTTGTCCTCCAAGATCTCACCCTCGAGCTCTTGCCGTCCCAGGCGGGTCCCGGCATATTTATTGACAATAAAAGTAAAGAATTCGGGCGCCAGATTGGCCTTGTTGTCCAGGCTCCGGCCGTTCGTGATGGAGGTGGTCTTCGAGGCGGCAATCTCCCGGATCAGCTTCGTGGGGCGGGGCGTGGTGGTGATCACCCCGCGCGGGTGGTCGCCCAGGCGCAGGCCGAACTGCAGCTGGTCCCAGGCGTCAGGGAAGCGCCAAGAGGCTAACTCGTCCACCCAGGCCCCATCATGCTGGGGGCCGCGCAGTAGATCTGGCTCATCGGCGCTGTACACGGTCGCCAGGGCGCCATTCGGCCAGGTGATGCGCCGTTTGCTAGGCTCGTACTTTGGCCTGTGCCAGGAGGGGCAGATGGCCAGCAGCCCGGATTCACCCTCGACCATCACGTCTCTGGCATCAGCCGCGGTTCTGGCCACCAGGGCGAACCGACCTCGTCGGCCGGATTCAACCTCGCCGCGAACCCATTCAGCGCCGGTTCTGGTCTTGCCCCAGCCGCGACCGGCCTTGATCAGCCACCAGACCCAGTCACCCACTGGAGCCAACTGCTCAGGGCGGCTCCAGAAGTCCCAGCGATAGCGCAGGGCAGGGCCAACCGCCTCCAGGAAGGCCTCCTGCTCGGCCACAGGCAGTTCAAGGAATGCTTCAGCCATTGACCTCATGCCATCCCCAGCCGGCGCCGCAGGTCAGCCATAGCGCCGTCCAGGTTCGGGCCAGTCTCGTCTTCGGCCTTGGGTGGGTGCCCGGCGGTGACCAGGGACACGGCCACCCGGGAGAGGTTGTGCGAGAGGGAACCGTAGGTAGCGAGGTTGAGAATCTCGGCCGCCTTGCCTTCTTGGTTGGCCTCGGGATCCTCCAGCTTGCCCATGGACTTGTCGGCCAGCTTGGCCAGCCGGTGCGCGGTGCGGGTGTTCAGGGCGGTGATGGCTGCCAAGTTCGCGGCAGTGGTGCGCATGTTTGCGGCGAGGCTGCGGATCGTCAATTGCGTCGAAATCGGCAGCTCCTCGACTTCTGCCTCAACGCAAGCAAGTTTCTTTGCAACGGTTTGAATCTGTTTTGTCTGCGTCGAAAAGTTTCGCCGCAAGGTCGCCTCGTTCACCCCGATGTCCCGGGCGACAGCTCGGCAGGATTCTCCCCCGGCGAGGCGACGTTGAACGTCGGCCTTCTGGTCTTCGGTGAGTTTCGGGCGTCTTCCCATTACCGAGTCCCCTTGATCTTCGTCTTGGGCACGGCGGGGTGACTCCCGAAGCCCACGAGCCTAGTGATCTGGATTTCCCTGCCTTGGGCGTCCAGGAGGACCGGCTTGTCCTTGGCGAGCAGGATGGGAGCCGGGGCGGGCTGGATCTGATCTTCGTGCCAGGTCATGCCACCCTCCCGGTCGGTTCCAGCCGCTCGAAAGGCTTGAGCACCACCCCGCGCTCCTTCGTGGCGGCGTCCAGGAAGGTCAGGAACTCGGCCATCTGCCTCAACCCAAAGTCCCGGGTCCGGCAGCCCAGGAGGACCATGCCGCCGCCCAGGCCCGGGGCGATGCGGCCCGTCTCGCGCATGAAGGCCGCGGTGAGGATGTCTTTCCAGTCCTCCGGGTCGAGCAGCTGGGCCTTGCCGTTGACCTGCCACTCGATCTGCTGGGACCAGGCGGTGAGGATGACCCACATGAGGGCGTTCTGCTCAAGGGAGCGTTTCGTCTCAGTGGCGGTGATGGCGATGGGGGCGCCGGCCTGGGCCTGCCTTTCCCAGTGGTCGGCGAGCCAGCCAAGGAAGTACTCGAGGTGGCAGCGCTCGCGGAGGACGAAGGTGGTCTTGGCGAGGCTCACGGGCGCACCTTTTGAGATGCATTCTCACTCCTGGAGGCCATCCAACCGGCTACCCACGAGCGGAAGGGCCAGCCATACCCTTTTCGTGTCACCAGGGGGCGCGGGGTACGGGGCGCAGTGGCTTCCTGCTTGTCGGCCATCCCCCATTTGGCCTCAAGGTGGGACCATGCCCGGCGGATGGGGTCCGGACGGGAATCAACCAGGGCAAAGGCCGCGATTCGACTAAAGGTGTAGCCCGGGCCTTCCTCGGTGACAACGAGGGCGTCATTGTGGATGGCGAAACCTACTTGGGCAGCGGGAAGTCTGGAGTTCATGAATACAAATCCTGTTGGGGTAAAGGGATCGGGTTAGGGTCGGTTTCCTGCTCTATCTCGTAAAAATGCTGTTCGTTACCTCTGAAATCGAGCTTCCATCGGCGCCCCACATGCGACCCATCCCGGTTTTTCTGGAGCTTGGCCTTGATCTGGTTCTCTTTGTCGCGCCAAAGATGCAGGACTACTGCACCGTCCTTCCCGGGGCGGTCGGAGTCGGCATGGTCGGCCAGGGTGGGCTCCCTACCCTCTGCATCGCCCTTGAGTTGGCAGAGCAACACGAAGCCGATGCCCAGCTCTTGGGCTAGGCCCATGATGCCGGTGGAAACGGCGCCGAACGCATAGGCTTCGGAACTGCCACGCCCCACCTGACCTCGCCCGATTTTGTCGAACTGATCCAGAAGCACGGTCTGAATCTGGTGCCGGTCCACCTCGTGGCGGATCATGGCCTCCAACTTCGGCCAAGGAGTTCCGGCCGTCGGGCACTGGAGGCGCCCGGCCTGAAGGATCTGAGTTTTGGTGCCCACTCGGTTGACGTTCTCGACTGTGTATTCCCCGCGCTTCAGGGTCGACATGGGTACCTTGGATAGGTAGGACGCCAGCCGGGCCCGCATGGACTCTTTGGTGAGTTCGAGGGAAACCACCAGTGTTTTCATGCCTTTTTTGGCGGTCTCCACGGCGATTTGGGTCATGAGCGCGGTCTTTCCGACACCCGGCCGGGCCCCCACGGTGACGAATTCCCCCGCGGGGATGGGCGCTACCTGGTCAAGGGTGGGTAGCCCCCACCAGCCGCCACGCGTCTGGCCTGGGCGGCAAAAGGGTTCCATGGCGGCCATGGAATGCAGGATTTCCATCCAACCCTCGCCTGGGTCGCTCCGCCCGTCGCGCATGATCCTGGCCAATTCAGCTTGGGCGGTGTGGATGAGATTTTCAGGATCTTCGGCGGTGTCTTGGCCTAGCACCTGGAGGGAGTTGCCCAGGCGTAGGAGTTCCCGGCGCCTCCTGTGCCCGGTCAGGATCTCGATAAGTACCTGGGGTTTGCCCACTTCCTGGCCGTCCAGCACCTCCGAGAGCCCGGCAAGGCCCCCCGCCCGGGCGAGAGTGCCCCGGGCGTCCATCACGTCGCGGATGGCAAGGAGTCCGAGCTCCTGATGGGCGGCCAGTGCCATCTGCATCGCCTCGAAGATCGCGCGGTGGGCCGGAGTCAGAAAATCCTCTGGGCACAGGGAGGGGAGACAGAGGGACGCGGCGTGTTCCGCTCCAGGAGCGCACAGGGTGGCGAGAAGGCTGCGTTCGGCGTCGGGGTCTTCGGGAACGAGGTGGCGGCTCATGCTGCACCTGCCGGGCTAGCGGATCGGGTTTTGACAACATGCACCACGGCATCAAGCAGTTCCGGCTTGTTCAGCAGCGTAGGGAGCATGGGCAGGTTCAACTCAATCCCATCCCGGGCGCGCTGGAGCTTGGCGGCGGCGAACCCACGAACTACCTCAAGCAGATCAGGTCCCTGCACAAGCCCGCTCCCATTCACTTTGCAGGTGAGCAGCCGCTTCCAGACCTCCCACGACGCAGCTTTTGAGCCCGGGCGCCCCGCAACGTGGATCTTGTCGGGGGGAATGGAATCCTTGAGCCGACGCGTTTCCGTGAAAAGCTTGCCCCAGGTGGTGCAGGCTTCCTCGAATTCCGGGCTGTAATCCCCGAGGACGACCCCGACATTCCCCCGCTTGCGGGGGGTAGGGGGGGTAGTTTGTACTGACTGTTGAATACTGATTGGCGACCTTTCAGCGACACGCTCAGCGATCGCTGAGTGACCATTTTCGTCCAAGGTTGGAGGGTCGCTTAGCGACTCGCTCAGCGATCGGTTGCCCCAGCGCTTAGCGTTGGTCAAGGTGGAACCCTTGCGATGAGCATCGGATTCCTTGGCACGGTCGAGATGTTCCTTCCGGAGCCTGGGGGAGAACAGACGGTCTCCCTCTGGCTGAAACAAGGATCCAAGAATAGTCAAAGTCTTCCGGGCCTGGGCCGTCGTGATGCCCAGGAGCCTGCCGACGGCCACAGGATCAGCCGGAATGGTTCCGTCCTGGTCGCAGTGGCACCACAGGTCAATGAGGTCGCTTCGCTGTTCTCTGGGCAGCGCACGGACTTTGGAATCTGAGAGATATTCCTTGGTATAGAGGCGCATGAAGAAATTGGTGCCCATTAGAATGGAATCTCCCAGAAAGGCGTGATGCCATTGGCAACGGCCCATGCGCGGTAGGTATCGAACCGTTCACGGTTGGTCTCGCATGTATCGAAGCCGTTGGCAACGCACCAGAATTCATACGAGCCCTCGGGCCAAGGTGAGCGGTTGAAGGGGATGACCTCAGCCACATTTCACCTCGTCTTCCATGGCGCCCGGCTCGCCGGCCAGGACCCGGGCCCGGGTGAGATAGGCCTTGGCCTTGAGTAGGGCGTCGACGGCCCGTTCGATCTTTTGGCTATCCGGCAAATTGGGTTGGAAATGGCATTTTGAGACGGAGTGTATCCGGCAAAAAGGGTTGGCTCCCCGGTGGGGACTCCTTGCCAGGAGGATGAATGATTTGGCGTCATCGCAACCTACCCGGCGCTTGCGGAAACTGCCGCAAGGTCCACAAAGAAGCCCTGGAGGCCGG